AAAAGTAGGAAGATTAGTAACTGTAACAGGAAGACTAAGAGTTTCTAGTGTTAGTTCGCCTGTTGGCACTCTTGTTAATCTTACAAGCCTACCTTTTGTTATAGCTTCTGATAGCGAAAATTGTTTTCAGCCCGGCTGTTCTAATATTTTTACTACAGATGGAAGTAACACTTTTAGCTCTATGCCATGCACAGGCGCAGAAGGAGGTTCAACGCTCTTTTTATACGGTCTTACAGTGGCTGATATAGACAATCTTTATAGATTTGAATTTTCATTTAGCTACTTCACAACCTAATTATCTCAAGTGGACTCTTGAGACGGACTAAAGGAGAAAGACAATGGCATTAACTGAAGAAGAAGTTGCAGACAAAATTGAAGTGGTCGAAACGCAGGACGAGGACGGCAATACTGTCACCTCTGTTCAAGTTCGCATGACTACTAAGGTACTAAAGGACGGCGCTGTGATTGCACAAAGCTATCACCGCCATGTAATTGAATCAGGTGACGACTGGTCGTCCGAACCTGCTAACGTGCAGACTATCTGCAACGCAGTATTTTCTTAAGGAGACAGCAAAATGGCAATCACTAACACTTGGTCAGTATCAAACATGGTCCACCAAGACTCAGACGGCGGTGTAATCACTGTTTACTGGTCAATGGTGGCTCAGAACGACTCAGGGCCAGAGTCAGCAACAGAGGGCGGCAAGCTACGTTTGACGCCAGATCCTTCAAGCCCAGACTACATTGCGTATGCTGATCTTACTGAGGCAGATGTCCTCGGTTGGGTATACAACAGTCTGATTGAAGGCGACGAAACTGCCGACGAAGCTAAGGCTCGCGTCGAAGCAGACCGTGATGCCAAGGTGCAAGGTCAAATTGACCGTGCCGCCAGCCAGTCTGACGGAGTGCCTTGGTCAGCTTAACTTTAACTACAACTAGGAGTAACGACGATGGGAAAAAATGAAAAGACCCCAATCACCGTGAATGATAAAGAATACCTCGTTGAAGATCTTGGCGATCAACAGCAAGTTATGATCAATCACATCAATGATCTCGACCGTAAGCTTGCGAGCGCGCGGTTTAACGTAGACCAGTTGGTTGTCGGCCGTGAGGCTTTCGTCAACCTGCTGGCTCAGTCTTTGGAGGGAGCTGAGGAAATCACCGATGAGGATTACGAAGAAGTATCTGCCGATACTGCTGTCAATTAGCCTCATGAGTCCTGCCTTCGGGCAGGACACTCCTGAGATCGACCCGGCGCCAGAGATTGACCCCGTTCCAGAAAGGGACGACGGTGAGTTTGAGCCTGACTTTGACGGGGATGGTGACGACACCAACATTGAGGGCGACCTTAATACGTCAAACTCGAATAACAACAACGTCAACAAGACGTTTAACGGCGCAGGATCTGGCAGGCAGATGCCTGCAAATACGGCTGTAGCACCCAGCTTGATGAGTACGGGCCAGCAGTCGTGCCTAAAGTCTTTGTCTGGCGGCGTTCAGCTTGTCGGATTTGGCGTATCGTCCGGCCTTTATCGACAGGACGAGGAGTGCAATCGCCGCCTTAACGCCATCACGCTCTCGAATATGGGCATGAAAGTGGCCTCAGTAAGCCTCATGTGCCAGAATGCCATGGTGTGGCGGGCTATGTTCATGAGTGCAACTCCATGCCCTATAATCCGCGCAGGACGCCTAGTAGTGGGTAAAAACGCACTGCTGGCAATTAAACAGAATCCAGAACTGTGGATTCCAGATTACTTGGAAGATAAGGCATTTTACGACGCGCTGTTAGCTGGGGGTGGTGATGACAATAGCGAGCAAGAGTCTGACGGCGGCTCTCTTAGCGATCGCTTCCGCTCAACTAAACGCGACTGAGATTGACGATTTGGTCAACACGAGTCAGAGCATTCGTGACACCTTTGCCTATGGCATCAAAACCATTGCCGGTGGCGCCTCCTACGCGGGTGAGGGTTTTATCGCGCCAGCCATGGCCGAAAACGGTCACATTAGCAAAGAACAGCAAGACGCCTACAACGCCGCTGTGGCCGCAGTACAAGCGGCTACCTACAGTTACGATCCCAACGCAGACCAATACTTTCAAGACCAAGCTGATCAGGCCATGGATGAGGTGTCAGAAATGATTGACGCTTACGTCGAGGCGGCACAGCAGATTATTATGGTTGCTACGGTCAACGAAATGGCTCAGGACGCACAGACAGCGGCCGACGAGCGAGAAGCTATGGCTTTGCAGGAGTTTATGGGTGCAAACGACGTGGTGCTTCAAGACGAAGACATCGAGACATACAACACTGCGTTATCCAATACTGAGTCTGCAATTCAGGTAGCGGCGGCTTATATGGCGGTCGCTAATGATGAAAACTTGCTCAATCAAGCAGATAATATGGCTAGAGAGTACAACGTGACTTTTGAAGAAGCCGCGTCTGTTTTCTTTGATTTAGATACAACGGCAGTCTGGGTATCATTTGACGGTGGTAGCACCATTCAAGGCTTGCAGGTGGGCAATTATTTTGTTGCCGCAGAAGACGTGCTAACACGCGCAGAAACACAGGATTTTTGGATTGAATCCCCCGAAGGCGGTTGCTGGTTCGCTGAAAACCAAGAGGAGTGCTTAAACGGTGGCCCTTGAAGATTTAGAAGTTAATGTCGGCGGGACGTCCATCAAAGGCGTTTGGATCGCTATTGTACTCACATTTGGTTCAACAATTGGGGGCGGAATCTGGGCGGCGTCTCAGTTTTTCTCACAGCTCAGTGAGCAATCAGAGGCTGTAATCGCCGCCACAGCGCAGGCTGATGGCTTGGCTACACGGTTCGATGACTTGAGAGAATCAAATGCTACGCGCTTGCAGGCGATGGACGTCAAGCTATCCAACATGGAGCAAGCCATGACTGCGGCAGACGTTGAAAATCTTCAAGGCAAGCTGGCAGAATTAGGTGCTAATCTAGTACAAATTATGGAGGCGCAGTCGGAGCTTCTTGATTTGCGTGACCGGATTAGCTCGGTAGAAAAAACATCGTCAGAAACAGAACTGCGCGTTTCTGGTAAATTAGATGCGCTTTCAACAATAGATGATCGCATTTCTAGGTATGAACGTGACATGGATGACTTATGGATGGCCATCGATGCAACAAATCCGCTAGGTGGTAACTAATGGATACGGCACACGAAGCATTAAAAAGAATTGAAATACACCAAGCAGAGTGCGAGGTGTTACGCAAATCCATCGATGACCGTCTGGACCGCATTGAAAAAAGACTCGATGATGGTGGCGGACAATTTAAACGCCTTGAACGCATGATCTGGGGCAACACCGTTCTTGTGGTTAGCTTACTCAAAGGTATGGAGTATTTAGGATGAACTTCGATAAGGTAAAAGGCTTGGTCGGCTCTCTTGCCCCTACGCTAGGAGCCGCTCTGGGTGGCCCTGTAGGCGGCGCGGCGGCGTCGATGCTCGCTGACGTTTTAGGCTGTGATCCCGCTCCTGCGAAGATTGAAAAGGCGCTGGCGCAAGCAACACCAGAGCAGTTAGCTGAAATTAAGAAAGCAGAGCTAGACTTTGAAGTCCGCATGAAAGAGCTGGAAGTAGACGTCTTTGCGCTAGAAACCGCAGATATTCAAAACGCGCGTAAAAATTTCTCTACCGACTGGACTGCTAGGTCTATTGGCTTAACGATCGTGCTGTTTTTCTGCGGCTTTATTACCCTAATCACAATCGAGCCTCCGGGAAACACGTCGATGGAGCTGATCAACTTGATCCTCGGATATCTTGGCGGTCTTGTTTCCGCAGTCGTGTCGTTTTATTTTGGCGCATCTCAAAAACAGGACTGACCTATGAGTAAACTTGTCGCACAATTAAAGCGCCATGAAGGCGTCAAAAAGTTTTGCTACCTGTGCCCAGCAGGATTTGAGACGATTGGCGTGGGTAGAAATATAAGCAAAAACAATGGCTTAGGGCTATCTAATGATGAAATAGATTACCTCTTACAAAACGACATAAAGCGGTGCAAGCAAGAGTTGATCGCACTGTCTTGGTTCATGGATCTCGATGCGGTTCGTCAGGATGCAATTGTTAATCTTTGTTTTAACCTTGGGCTAACGCGCCTCATGGGCTTTAAAAATGCAATGGCGGCGATGGCTGTTGGTGACTATGCCAAAGCGGGGGATGAATTTTACGACTCTCGGTGGGCTAAGCAAGTTGGATCAAGGGCAGAGGAGGTCTGCGAAATGATTCGTACAGGCCGATATCCTGAGTAGCAATTATGACAAATGCGCTCCTCAAGGATTTTGATGTCCTAAGTCGCCAAGAACAACAAGAGGCGCTTGCTCTTTTGGATCGATACAAAAGAATCGAAAAGCAAGACAGTTGCCAGACCGATTTCATAAGCTTCATAAAAAGCCAGTGGCCTGAGTTTGTTGAAGGCCGACACCATAAAATCATTGGAGAGAAATTTAATCGGATTGCTGAAGGAAAGCTGAAGCGATTAATTGTTTGCCTGCCCCCTCGACATACTAAATCTGAGTTTGCCTCCACCTTCTTCCCCGCATGGATGATGGGGATTAGGGGTAATTTAAAGATTATTCAGACGACACACACGGCCGAACTGGCAGTGCGCTTTGGCCGTCGTGTTCGTAACATCATCGACTCGGATGAATATAAAGAAGTTTTCCCGCAACTAAAGCTACAGGCTGATAACAAGTCAGCAGGTAGATGGACTACAAACCAAGGCGGTGAATCATTCTACGCTGGTGTCGGCGGTGCGATTACAGGACGCGGTGCGGACCTACTCATTATTGATGACCCAGTATCTGAGCAAGATGCCTTGAGCCCTACTGCGATGGATTCGGTCTATGAGTGGTATACGTCGGGCCCTCGTCAGCGTTTACAGCCGGGAGGCATCA